CTTGTCACCATTGTCAGTAATCCAATTGTCACCATCTGGCGTATATCTTAAACCTTCAAAAACAACCGTCTTTTTATTTTTAATATTATTTCTTACGTTTGTAACAACATCCATAGGCATATATTGATAAGGACCAACTTGAAAGTTGTCTTTTTGTTTGTTGTTAACCCTGTTTTCAGCAGCTCTTATTTTATCTTGTTTAGCTTTAAGTCGTTTTTCAAATTCGCTTTGAGCATTTTCGTACAGCTTGTTTTCAACCAATACACCAATAGCATCTTCGTTATAACCAGAGTTTGCTATAACCTTTCCACCTATAACCTCTGGGTTTGTTGGTAATTCTGTATTCCAAATACTCTGCCAGTCTTGATTTGCGTTTGGATTGTTTTCATTCCACTCTTGACTTATGGTCTTAGCTTGGTTTGGTAATAAGTTATCGTGGAACAAAGAGTAAGCAACGTTTTTATTTGCTATAGTTTGATTTACAATTTGTGTAAATGCGTTCTTATCGTAAGCATATTGACCTGATTCCAAAGCGTTGTTAACCTCTTGGTCTATCTTTTGGTCCCACACGCCAGTGAAAGCATCTGCTCTATTTACAGCCCCAGCTTCAAATTCATCAAATGAGTTATCAACTACAATACCACCGTTTTCATCTTTAATTCTAAAATGAAGTTGACCACCAGCTAAAGGATCATAATAAGTTGTATATTCACCATTTTGAAATTTATTTAATTTAGCAAGGCCAGAGCCATCAGAGTAATTACCTTCTGTTAGCGCTGTAGCATGATTCTTCATAATGTCTTGCCCTTGTCTAAGCTGCGCCACAAAACTTTGTGCTTCACCAAAAATTGAATTCATAGCTTTTGTATCTCCAGCCAAAGAGGCTTCGTCTATTCTACCAGCATATGTTTCTAACGTTGAATATGCCAAATCTTTTGTTTGTTGATTATATCCATCAGTTGCTTTTAAAAAAGAATCTGTCATAGAGTTAACATAACCCTCTGATTTCTTTTTAGCAATTTGTTTATCTTTCTTTTTTTCAAACGACCACTCTTGAGCCGCTTGCGCTGCTATTTGTGTAAATTGGTAAAACGGATCTGACTGTAGTTTTTCGTTTTCTACAGCAGCCCCCCAATTAGTATACGCATCAGCTAATCCTGCAAATCTATTCGCCATATTAATTTATTATTTTAAAGTCAACGTCGATTTTACTATAATCAACCTTATCATAGTTATCACCATGTATTACCGCGTGTTTTGGAACTTCATCCGCTATAACGCCTTGGTAAGTGTCACTATCTTTCAAGTACCAATCTTTATATTTAAACGTATATATATTTAATCCACTTGGTGATTTACCAACTAGCTTTATATCACGTTTCATTTTTCTATCAGAAGCACCAATAGCAGCTCCAGCTATAGTTCCCACCATATTACTTTTTCCAGCGGATCTTTGAGCTCTAGCATTCCTTTTAGCAGCATCAACACCTAGAGCACCAGATAACAATGTTGTTACCCTATCCATTTCTAGACCCTGCGTGTATATGTCTCCCTCTGCATATAACTTTTGCAATTCCATATCAGCGCCTCTTTTAGCAAGATCTAGTTGTAAATCAGTATCTAATGTTCTATCACTTGTAAATATATCTCTACCAGCGATTTGCTCGTCCATTCTACCAGTCCAGTCTCTACTCCTATCATCTAATCTAGCAGCTTCTCCAGCTTTTAACGTGTCTAATCTAGCGGTTTCACCTCTTTGCATTGCATCTATTTGACCAGCATAAGATGCTTCTGCCATGTTAATACTTTGCTGCGCTTGTGCCTTGGCCATGTTAATTTGTAGTGCCGCGTTCTTTTTATTAGCTTGTAATCTTTCTGCTCCAGCTCTTTCTTGCCTATCTATATCACCAAGCTCTTGTCTTTGCATTGTGTCTATTTTAGCAGCTTCAGTGGCCTCAAGCTGATCTAGTCTAGATTCTTCACCAGCTACTAGTGTTTCAAGTCTAGATTGTTCACCTCTTTGCATTGTTTCAATTCTAGCTTCTTCTTGCGCTCTCATTCTATCATTATCAGCTTCTTGTCTAGCAATTTCAACAGAAGATTGTCTAGCGTCTTGAGAAGCTTGATTTGCCAACGTTTGTGCTAAACCAGATATACCACTACCACCAGCAGCGCCAGATAATGCAGACATTATATCTGCTCTTGATTGTGCTTGTTTTTGAGCCGCAAACTCCTGTGCTTCTGTTGATACTCCTAGTTCTTCAAAAGCATTTTCCATACCAGCATATTGATTTTTTAAATTTACATACTGATTATCTAAATCTTCAAATTGGTTTTCCATGCCAGCAAACTGAGCTTTCATTCCAGCCCACTTATTTTGTGCTCCAGCCCATGGATTACTTACGCTGGCAAAAGCATTTGAAACCCCACTATAAACATTACCCATACCTTCATAAGCATTACTAAGATTTTCAAACTGATTAGTTTGTCCAGTATATGGATTTTTTATATCTTTATAAGGATTAATTGAGGAACCGTAGGGATTTGCAGTACCCTCAAGAGTATTTGTTACGCTTTCATATGGATTTTTACTAAAATCCATATTCATAAACATATCCTCGTACTTTTTTATAGACTCTGGATTTTGCAAACTAGATGTAGGTGGTTTAGGAGGTCTAGGTTTCTTTCTTCCCATTTTAATATTATTTTTTGTTAGTCATGTCTTCGTGTATTTTTTGATGTATGTATATTACATAATACTTATCATCTAAAACATCGTGTCCAATTTTTTCTGCCATGTTTGCTATGGTTTCGTAAGATGTCATACCCCATATCATCGTACAGCCTCTACTTAAAAGATATTTACCACAAGCTTCTTGTAAATCCCAAAGCATATTATTTTTATCTTTTTCGTTATAATCGGGGTCTCTTACTAGATAATCCAAATAACCTATAGCGGAGTTTGTTAAATACATAAAGGCAGCCATAATTGGCTTCCCGTTTTTTTCCACAACATATCCATCCATACCATAGTTAGGTAATAGATCAACAGTTGGTACTTCACAGTGGTCATAGTGTTTCCACCATTTTATTAAATGCGCAAAATCGTCGGATTTAATAAACCGAATTTTATATTCTTTTTCCATATTATTTAATTTGATTTAATTGTACTTATATAGTCACACTTTTTGTGTGTTATTTACTACTCATTGTTACCTCAGAGCCAACCGAGAACAGTTTTGAGCCACTAGATGAGTCAGTTTTCATTTCGACTTCAGCAAAATAACCTTTAACACCACCTGTGTTTACCATATTTTCTTTACCAAAAAATATAAAATCTGAAGCATCTGGTGTTTGTGCGGTTTCATCTGCTTCAACCTCAACTAAATATTGGCTTGAAGAAACAGTTATACTATCAGCACCATTACTATACGTACCGGCATCTGTTTGTATACCCGTACATTTACCTAATCTATAAATATCTCCAGATTGCTTTCCATTAACTATTCTAGTAAAATATATTATATCCCAAGCTCCAGTATCCATATTTGATGTATTAGAAGCTGAAGACAAAGACTTTGCTTGAAGCGATGTATTTACTGGTTTTGTTAAAACTAATTTTACTGTTGCCATGTTATAAGTGGTTTAAAATGTCATTTACATTTAGCGTTATATAAGTATGTCCCCCAGCATCATAACCGTGCTCTATAGTTATTTTACCAGAAATAACAACTGAGTTTGGAGAAGCTGTGTTATCTATAGTTGTAGTTAAGTCTTTGTAAGTAACTAAAGATTCTTGTGTTACAGATCCTGGACCGTTAGTAATAGTAGCGCCTTGACCTGTTACTTGGGTAAAATCATCAGCGGTAAAAGTGCCATCTACTGTTATATCTGCAGAATGTGTACATGTAAAACTAAAATCAGCTTCAAGAGTTTTTGAACCTCTAAGACCAGAGTAATAATAAAAAGTCTTGCCCAACCCAGTATCATCAAATGGAGCTACCCAAGTCGTGTCACTAGTTTCTATTATTTCCAACTTAGTTTGTTGATAAGGCCATTGGTTTAAAAATATAGTGGTGGGTGAATTAGGAAGTCCACCGGTAAAAATATTATTACCATATTTAGTTAGTACAACTCTATATTCTGTTGCTACTGTTGACAAAGGAAAATTAATAACCTTAGAATGAGTACCGTCTTGCCCTATAGTAGCTATGTACTCGCTAACTATAAAAGTTTCGCTAGCTATAGGTGCCGCCAGTGGGTTGTTAGTAACAGCTATTTTTAATTGAGCACCAGGATCACCAGTTACAACTAACGTTCTAGTTTCACCGTAAGGAAATACTTCAGTTGTTATCATGTTCCAACCATATATTCTATTTTCTAAAATAGTAGCATTTGTTTTTGCTTCTGCAAAAAATTCAATTATATCAGTGGTTGGTGGAGATAATGGTCTAAAATAATTAACTGTAAAAGAATAAGAACCATCCGTGTTTTTTACGACAGAGTAGCTATATCTATTTGGGTCACTAGTTTTAGTAAAACTAACGTGTGGTATTTTAGCAAAAGTACAATTTGCATTAGGCGTAAACGTTCTGTTTGTTATTATGGTAGAACTAGTATTTGGAACGCCATCTAAAACAGCGCTGGTTTTAGTACTTTGACTATCAGTTACTTGCGTTAAATTTGTATTTATAGTTACACTTGCCATATTATTGATCTATTGCTAATTTAGCGTTTCCGCTTACATTTATATAAGATTCTACATTTTCATTTGGAAATAAATTTCCAGCGTTATAATCTATAGCTATTGTTATTTTAACAACATTACCATAGTAGCCAGGCGAATTTGTACCCGTTCCTATATTTGTAGTAGAGCTTATAGTTACTTCTGGATTAGAAGATGTTACCACAAAATCATTACTAGTAACAGCATACTTTATACCATTTACTGTTTGACTATGTATGTATAAGTATTCGTAAGTAACACCCGTGCTAACACCAACTTTTTTATTATTTTTTATCTGCGCGTTAGTTGATGATCTATCTGTAGACGACGTGTTAACGGTGTAAGTAATTTGATCTGTTTTAGATGTAATATTTACACATCGAATGTTTTTAATTGTTCCAGATGAACCAGCTTGTTTAGCAAAATGTATACCATCAACACCTCCACCAAATGCATTAGTTGAAGGATCATACTTATTATTATCATAAACAAAGGTTGTAGATATTTTGCCATTAGCTTGTAATGTTAACTTACTAGCATCAACATCAGTCATGTTTGCGGCGCTAAAACCAGCAGACGTATTGCTACCAGAAAAGTTTTCTATTTCAGCCTCTATATAATATTTGTTTCCAGGTAATAAATTACTAATAACACCAGTTACATAGTAAAAACTAGGATCTAAAACTGAACCACTATCTGTATGAGATTCCCAATCGATTCTAGTAGAATTTCTAACTTCTATTTTAGTAGTTGAATCAACAACGTCTTCAACGTAAGTTGTCGCAGCTGGATAACTCCAATTATAAGTATTAGCAAGAGTAGTTGCATCTTTATAAAATAATCCACTTTTTGCACCTATACAATTAACTTTCGGAATTGAATCTGCTATTATTGGTGTTATTAAAAGTGTTTTATAATTATCATGACTACCAGCGCTAACAGAGCTAACAAAACCTAAACCTTGTGATGTAAAGCTTTCAGGTAATATAGTTTCTTCACTAACTTCTTGCCCTGATATATTACTAAACCATTTACCTTCTTTTTCTTCAAAATCAACAACTTTAGCAGATTCTAAATCTGTTTCTATATAGTTAGCATACCAACCTTTAGTTGTTAATTGATTTTCTTCTCCCACTGTTTTTTCATAAGCCCTAGAAGATGTACCTTCATAATTTAAAGTATTAAAGTTTTTAATACTATCAGGTTGAGCATTAAATACTAACTTAACAGAGCTTTCATATTGTCTACCGTAAAAATTATTTCTTAACGCATTGGAATGATGTTTCCATATATCACCATTACTCCAAGTAAAATAATCACCATTTATTGATAAACCAGATTCAGGTAAAAATGATTTAAAACTTGTCCAACCTGTTACTGCTTCTGAAAAACTAACAGTAATATCTTCTAGTGTTAAGTTATATAAATCTCTATTTTCATCATAACTACCAATCATAGTATTAGAGTTTGGTAGTTTGTATTTGAAATAACTAATCATATCATGTTCAGATATAGCTGTCAAACCATCATGTGATAATCTTAGTACAGCACCTCTATCTCTATCTGTAAAATATATTCTATATCCAAAGTTTGCAAATGACTCTGGATTTCTAGATATACCGTATTCACCTTCAAATGGTATAGCTTGACCAAGCACTTTGTGGGAAGCTGTTATTTGCATGCTGCCATCAGCGTTAAATAAAGCATCTTTATCAACTAATACTTTTAATATTTTATCTTCACATAACGCTACAACGTTAGTATTTCTAGTAAATAATTTTTGAATACTACCATAATCTGGATTTAAATCTTTAGTTATACTTTCTGCTTGTATAAATTGATTTAATTGATTAACTCCACTTGTAGAATTATATATTCCAGAGAATATCAATCCACTACCTCTTGTTTCTTCTTTATAACTTTCTTCTAATGTTGTAGACACTCTTGGTCCTTTGTCTATCATTACGGCGTTAAAATCATCTCTTAATCTATCTGATTCTACACCGTTACCAAAAGAGAAGCAATTGTGCCATTTGATTTTTTCAGGTGGCAATGTTATTACAACGTCCCCACCAACAGGAACCGCTGATGGTAAAATATAATCTTTATAATAATCAGTTTCACCAGCTGAATCTATTTGAGAAATTCTTATTGTTATACCTGCCGGTAAATCTTCACCAACTGAGTATTGGGCAAAAATAGGAGAATCTGTCCATAAGTTATTGTCTATCTTGATCTTGTTAGGATTGTCACACCAGTCATATTGCTTTCCTGTTTTAATTTTTATAACAGGAGAAGTTTCATCTATAGCGTAAGTTTTAAGTGAAACACTTTTTAATACTATTTCTTTTGCATACGCCTCTGTTGGATCATCTAATATTATAGAGATTTTAACCTGATTGTTACTAGCACCAGCAACAGAACTATCATGTGTAAATTGAAAAACTTGAAGACCCTGTGTTAAAGCTGGTGTTGACCCTGATAATGGGTAGTAAGCTGTATATGCCGAACCATCCCAACCTCTAACCTGTAATAGTGTATCTGGTGGTGAACCTAAACTATTTATATCATTATTAATACTTTCAACATCAACTGTTATTTGATACTGTTCTCCGTTTACAATATCGATAACATCACTAGTTAAAGATGGCGTAGCCCCAGAAGCTATTGTTTTGCTTAGTGTTACTTTTGTATTAGTCTCATCGTAAGTACTGGTAAAATCAGCGGCTGAATCCAAAGTCCAACCAGCAACACCACTACTAGCGGCGCTTGGAGAAACAAAAGCGCCATTATCATATAACTCTTCTCCTAAGATTTTTGCATATGGTAAAGCAGCGTTTCCACCTGGCTTATATATAGTACCAACATCTGCTACAGAGTTGTAATTACTACCAGTGCCGGAGTTAAAGTCATTAGCATTAATATTGTTTAACGCTTGTATATACATACCATCTTTTAACACCAAAGATGTTTCAGCGCTTTCGTAATAAAGATTTAAGTCAACTCTTTCTTTTGGCTCAACTTCAAAAACAGCCGGATTAAAGCTAGATTCTGTTATTTCACTAGGTCTTTTTTCTATTATTTGTATTTGTGCTGTGGTACCTTCGTTGGCAGATGAAAATGGAACTAAAGTTGTGTGACTACTATCAGCGTTATAACCAAATCCAGCTGTAATAGTAGCTGTAGGACTCCAAGCAATTCTTCTATCTAATTCTAAATCTATTCTATAACCAAATACAGATTTATCTTTTTTAAGAGTGTAGTAATTTTCATGGGCGCCTCCCTTACCGTAAAGCTCTCCTTCTGGTAGAGCTTTGTCAAAGTTATATATAGGTCTTTTTTGCATAACCTTTTTAACAGTATAAATTGTGTTAGACGGGTCGTCTGCCCATCTAAACTGCGTACCAACACGAGTTAATTCGCTTGCTAGCTTAAAGTTATCAAAAAACTCATTAGAAACAACAGCATCAGCCCCGTCAAACCATGTGTTTGTGTCTATTGGGCTTGTTTCTGGATCCGGTTCAGTGCTAGAAGCGCCAGTGCCACCTAAAGCATCATCATTACCTAGGTCAACGTCTCCAATACCCGAGAAAGCAAAACTACAATAGTTATTACCCATAACAAAACCACTACCAATTCTATTATTTTCAGCATCTGTATCTTGACCTGTATACGCTGGTAAATCACTAGGCCAATTCCAAGTCATTGCTTGGTGTATACAAAATCTTTGCGGTATAGAGCCGTTTATTTCTTTACCCCAATCTGTAGCATGCAAGCCGTTCATATTACCCTCTCCTTTTGTAGCACCGTGAACAGTACCAGCCCAAGTACCAATATATGGGTTTGTTCTTTCGGTATTTTCTATTTCTACTTTATCATTCATTAAAGGTGGAAATTTTTTAACAGCAGCACCATTATATATACCATCAAGTGGTATTTGACTCCAATCACCATTATCAGTAGTTAACCAATTAAAGTTATTTACTCTATCATATAACCAATTATCGGTATCTTGACCTCTGTCAGTATTAGTATTTTTACCGGCATCGTTTTCATATGCATGGGCCCAATATGTGTCTTCCGCGTTTACAACATTATAACCTTTGTCATCTAAGCTTTGTTTTGAACCTATATATCTATCAAATTCACTATCTTTAGCTATTTTAACAAAGAATTTACCTTCAAAATTATTATCGTATTGATTTAACTCTTCTCTATAATATTCTAAAAATAACTTTCTATTAGCATCATAACTACCACCAACAAATGACGCGTCAAAACCTAACGCTTCTACTAAAGTAAACTCATAATAATCTTCTTTACCGGCGTAAGAATCACCAGTTCCAGCGTTGTTAACTCTAGATATATGTAGTATTTCGTAGTAATTAGAAAATAAACTAGGTTTACCTGTTATTAATTGTCCTAATCTAATGTATCTACCAGTTTGATTGTCTAGACAAGCCTCTTGCAAAGCCGCGTTACCATGTACAACATCCCCACGCAATCTAAATGTTATTTTATCTTTTTGAGGATATCCAGCTGCAGAACCACCATAGCTAGCTTGAGAGGCAAAATGCAGGCCACCACCGTCATCATTAAGTATTCTACCACCAACATTTTTCCTAGTCATTTTTATAAAATCAGGAGCACTACCTTTTTTTGATAAAATTTTATATTTTACAACTTTATCAGAGCTTACTGCTATATCAGAATTATGTTCCTTTTTTAATATTAAATAATCATCTTCTTGTATTTTATTAAAATCACTAGAAGGAAAAGATAGCCAAACGTGATTACTAGTTTCTGCTTGATAAAATCTATCTAAAGATATATTGTAATATGGAGCCGCAGAATCTTTTACAAAGTACTTGTAATGAGTAACCCATTCTGGTGGGAAGTTATTTAATGTTGCTGTAAGCAAGTTTGATGTTGCTGAGTTATCTTGACCGATACTAACTAAAGCACTATCTACAGAAAATATAGGAGATTGACGACCAAACATGTCTAAATAAGATACTCCAACTTGATACTCTCTAATAGATTTTATAGATTTTAAAACCTCTTCGTTAGCAATTATATTAGATGTTGATAAACTAGCAACAATATTTGGTTCGTCAGAAGGTGATATATCGTACTGTTGGGTATAGTTTCCAAATATAATTCTATTAGAAGAAATTTCTTGTGCTATAGCTTTTCTTGGTAGATTATCATAAGGTCTTAATAATTGTTTACTCTCTACTAAAGCATGGAACTTTTCTTTTGTTATTTCTAATTTTTCAAAATTTTGAAGCTCTGCACCTTTTATAGTAGTAAAAGTATATATATTGGTACTATTAGATTCTTTATATAATATTTCAATTTCAGCAACACCGCTAGGCATAGGATCAAAATCATTTAATATAACTCTTCTAACAGTGTTTTCCATTGATAAGTTATACCCTTCTATAGCATTGTATTTATAATCTTCGTCTGGTAAAAAGGCTACCTCTGTAAAAGCAGATATTGCAGAGTACTCACCGTCATCATATTTCCATCTATACGCAAATCTAGGAAACACTCTTTTAAATAATGGCTCCTCATCAACAAGTTCACAATTCCAATACTTGTGTTCTGACACTGGTAATTGAGTTATGTTATTATCTATAGAGGTTATTTCTACGTCAAAAATCTTTCTATCACTATTAGAACCACCGCCACCGTAATCTATATTAGTTATTGTTAAAGGATAAACATATATATCGTCAATATTACCAGAAAAACCAGGTCCAAATGCTATTTCTAATTGATTTTTATCATGTGATTGTTGCCACTCTACATAGTGCGTTCCATTTGTTACGTCTAAATATATATGGCCATCATTTGAACTTGTTATATTAAAACTACCTCCAGTAAAATTTAAACCACCTTGTGACACTGATTTTCCAACATTATCGTGATCAAATAGTTTTATATTACAATTAGGCGTACTATCTTGGTCTACGTAATTAGTATTTGAAATTGTATATTTCATTCTATAATAACTACCAGCTGTTAATTGAAAAGTACCACTTCCAGCGGTTATAGTGCCGTTTGGATTAGCTGGATAAGCAATAATTTGAGTTGAATTACCAGTAACAATATCAGCACCTGAACCACCATCAAAACCCCAAGTTATTCTATTCGCGTCGTTGTTAGCCTTTAAACTTACATTATCTATAGTACCACTATCAAGTTGACGGGAAAGATCCCCATAAGTACGCGCTGTAAATCTTATTTCACCTTTATCACGCTGGTTAAATATATCACCAGCGTAAGGATTTAATCCATGCGCATGACCGTGATCAAATGTAAATACACCTGTTTGGGTTGCTGGTGTGGTAACATCGGTATCGCCAGTACTAGTATTAACGTTTTCATAATATAAACTATTAGAAATACTGAATCCCCAACCCGTTGCATCACCAGCTGCAGCGGCATCTCCACCACCAGGCCCACTTACATACTGAGTATAATCAAAACTAAGTTTATATTCACCGTTTTTTTCAAAGAATAATCTAGGGTTGAATTCAGATGTTTGTTTAAAGTTTGGGTTTGCCCCAACAGCAGCGGAATATGTTAATGCAACATTATTATTGTCATATTTAGGATATCCCGCGTTTGTACCTACAACTTCTCTTACTGATACTATACCTATAGTACCGTCGAAAGCAGAGTCGTTATTTAGTACTATTTTGTTTTCATTTGTTGTTCCTTGTACCCAAGTAAATTCATAAGAAGCAACAGCTGTTCCAGGTAAAGGTACGTCACTAGCTAGAGCACCAGCATCAGTAGCACCAATTAGTGATAAAGAACCACCAGTACTAGCAACTGTTATATCATAAGATATCCTATATGTTTTTCCATCTATAACACCTGGCATATCAAGTTCTAAATTACCATTGTCACCACCTTGACCTGCTTGCGCGCTTAATCCATCTGCTGAAAAAATCCATTGAGTACCAGAACCACCAGTTAAACTAATACCAGCTAATACACCAGTACCTTTCTTTTTTATACTTATATTGTAAAGTTGAGCTCTAACGAATCTATATGCATCCACTCTAAACCCTAAATTATATGGGTCGTCTGAAGAATCAAAAGTAAAAGTAGTACTTAATGACACAACGTCAGAAGCGGCCGGGACTGCGGTAGAACTATCGTACTGACTAGTACCAGTTAAAACCACAGCATCGCCTAAACCATTTGCATCTCTTTGCCCTTGACTTGTTTCATTTGTAACTCTCCCTTGCCCGTCTTTTATTCCCATGTTGTTCCAGAATCCAAACCAAGAGGAGGGTGAATCAGCGTAATAAAAATCTGATGAAAAAACGTCGTAACTAAGTATGTACTCATCTCCATCAACCATATTCGCAAGATCAGCCGCTGGAACCAAATCATAGTAACCATCATAATGAGTAGTACCAGTCCAAACATTTACCACGTCATAACCACTCCCGTGTATAGATGCGTCGTATCCAGCGTCACTTATGTTACCATAATAGGACCCGGAAGGGTGACCAGTGTTTGACATATAATTAGCAACATTATCTCCAAAATACTGCGCTTGACTCGTGTCTACAAGGTTTGGACCATCTAAAACTTGATATGAAGCGTTAGGGTTTAACTCCACCCCAATACCTAAACCACCCGCTGCTGGGTTAAATTGCCAGTTGTCACCGTTACCAGTAAAAGTACCGTTTGCAACCATTTCTAAACTAGTAGTCCAGTCAGCAGTGTTAGTACTCGTACTGTTTAAAGCCGTGTTGCCACCCGCAAAAGTTAAATTACCAAGAGCCTGTACGTTTGCTATATAAGTTGCATTATTTAACATAATATCAGGGTCTAGTACCATATTATTGCCTTGGACAATACCATCGCTCCAAGAACTAGGGGCTTCTATTCTATTACCATCAGCGTTTACAAAATAACTGTTAGCAGTTCTTCCCCATATTTTATGCTTAAGAGAATCTATTTGTACTTCGTCTTTTAATTTTACAGTTACAGTAACATCGTCACCATTAGGTGCTTTGTTGGAATTTGTTAGTTTAACTAAGTCACCAGTTTCATAATCTGGTTTAGGTGAAAATACAAGTGGTTGAATTGTTAAAGGCGCTGCTGATAAATCTACAACTTGAATATTCGATATTTCAACAGCAACACCATTTCTTTTGGCAATAGCTAAACCTAACCCAGTTCCATCTTCCTCTTTTCCAATTCTGTCGTAATAATTAATTTCGTAAGTTTGTCCTATAGTTGGATTTTTTGGTATTAATTGCTTCCAAGCGGTTAAATCAATAGAGGTTCTTGGGTCCCAAGGGTGTACATATAAACCATGTTGATCAACAGAAGATAAGTCACTCAACACCTTGACTTTCATTTTTATATTATAAAATCTACCACCAACTAATCCTTGGGCAAAATTATGAAGCAACTGCTTTCCATCAAATCCACCAACTGCCGTGGCATCAGCCGGGCCTTTGTAGCTTATGTTTGTAGTATGTCCACCTGTATGTGGCACGTCTTCAGTTGAGGTAAACGCGTTACCTATGTATTTATTATTTTCTACCGTCCAACCTGGACCAAAATCATTTAAAGCGTTTGTAAATTTTTGTGTTGGTGTATCTATAAGAGCAAAATCCCCGGTATCATCATCTAGTAAAACGTTTCCATTAACATTTCTAGCTACTTCATCAGAAGAAACACCCGGTGGTTTTGGTAATAAAACACCAGAACCATCTCTATATGTCCAAAAAGAATTATTATTATACACATTCATGTAAGCAAAAACGACTCTTTGACCTTGTTTCCAAAAGTTATTGTTATCAGCCTCGTCTAGATTTGAAGCGATTGGGTTTAAATATACCCTACCACCTATAATATCTTTAAATAAAACAGCGTTTCTAATAGCTGTTGCAGTCCCGTTTTCATCTATACACCAAATAGTGTCAGCCGTAAGTGGAGACATGCTAGCCCAAGTTTGCCAAGCTTTTTCATAATAATTCTCTTGTCTTGTAAAGTCGTTATCGTAATTTAAAGGGGCAAACAAATCTTCTTTGGGAGAAAGAGGGTCACTTTCTTCTACAAATAATGGATAGTTTACAAATTGACCCTCTGAAGTAGAATCTAAAGAACTCCAATCGGGACCAACATCTAATTGCATTATAACATCTTCACCTAACGCGTTTTCTCCAATATAATTTTTACGTATTACAGAATCTCTTCTTAGATACATGTGTACGAAGTTGTTATATCTTAATTGATCACCACTTCCATCTAAAAAAGAACCAGGGTTGGTTGATATGTTATTAGTAGCTTGACCCGGTACAAATTGATCAATAGTATTTACCGCTTTAGTTGTATTTGTAGGCGTTGTACAACTTGTTTTTATTACAGATCCCGCTGGTTTTGTTGTGTTGATAAGCTCCATACTAGGAGCGTTTAAAGGATATTTTTTTATTAAAGTTATATCTTCTTCTTTTATGTTTCTAGTATAAAGTCCTGAAGCGTTTTTTACTTTTGTGGTTCTATTCCAATCAAATGCTATTTCTTTAATAGATACAATTGCGATTTGTAACCCAGTGTTAATATCAGTGCTACTAGTGTTATGTATATACACTTGCGACGCTGTTTCGTTGGCGTCTGTATTAGCAATAGAATTTTCGTTTGTAACACCAGTTGTTAAATTTCCTATAAAACCAGTGCTATTACTTGGTATAATACCTTGCCTTAACTCTGTTGTACCGCCAAGTTCATCAACTAGTACTATATTTAATTCCCCAGATGTAAAAACGCCTAAAATGTCTATTTCTATTTGATATGTTTTTCCTCTTTCTATTGAAACATTGGCTTGAGAAAACTTTTTATATTGACCAACAGGTGATATTGATTCCATATAACTACCGGTGGGACCAGTAGTGATATCCCACTCTGGATCAGAAGTCCAGTTGGCATCGCTAGTAAACTCTGAATTTAAAATAAGTTCTGGTCCTGTAAAACTAGTAGCGTTAAAATTAACAATACCTTCTGAGCCAGCCTTACATCTTTCTACGTTTATTTTTTTAGGTTCTGTTTTTCCATCCGTCCAAATCAACATTCCATCTAAAATATTTATAGCTGTTATATGATTTGTAGAATGAAAATTTAAAAATCTATCAACTTGTTTTACTTTAACGTTTTTTATAGTAAACGTGTTTGCCGAGTTAAGAGTACAATCTTGAAATAATAACAAATAATCAGTGTCATCACCTTGTATCCATTCTATTTTTTTAACCCCAGATGTGCTTATGTCTAAAGTAATATCACCATTGTTTTTACCATGCTTTGATAATGTTAACTTAGAATTATCAACATCATTAGCTTGTAAAACACTTACTTCATATTCTATTTCGTATTTATACCCTTCTACAAGTTTTATTTCGTCTCTAAATAAATACAAATAACCAGCTCTACCCCATATAGGCGCAGCGCTAAAAGATGTTAAGTCCCAACTAATACCTTCTACGGTGTCTAAGTTGGGACTACTATTTTGCCACACTAAACCATTGGAAATATCTTCTAAATCTATAACGTTTAAAAGAGAACTATTTGGATTTACATCAACAGAGCTAAACGTGTGCACATACGTTTCTTTCATTCCAAAATCTACAAGAACTGGAACCGCTGATCTTAGTTTAGCATCGTATTCTACGATAGCATCTGTACTATCACCTTTTATAAACCAATATAATTTATCTGTTTCTTTATTAACTAAAGAACCTATACACTTAGCACCTGGTATAACTTTAGATAAATTAGAATGAGCCGTATTACCCCATGAGTTTTGAAGAGAGCCAACGTCGTCCCCTTGCGAAGTAGAAACCTCGACATTTAAAGCGTCTCGCATCTGATTGTTGGGAAGTAATCTTTCATCAAGATCTTTGTTCATCTTACCTCCCATGAAGGTATTTTTAATTTCAGGCATTTAATTAGTGTTTTATATATTTAGATATTCCTCTTAATGTCTGTGTTATTTCTTCTAATTTAATATTCGATAGTCTCAACTTAGCTTTTCTAGTTTCAACCATTTTATCTCTTTTAAATCTCATTATAATATTGTCCGGTACACCAACTCTAGTAGATGCAATAGCATACGCTATGTGTTTATACATAGCTTCTTCTGCAAACTTGTGAACTTTCATTTCAGAATCAGTTCCTAGACTATCACTTATATATTTTAATATCACAGTTTTTCCCGAAATATTAGAACTAAAATGTATTTTTCCTGTGTTTTCGTCAATATAAAAAGAACCATTGGTTTGAGAATGCGCTGCATCAAGACCGTATCTTTGTCCTAACGCGGAAACATAATAATCATCATCGTAAGATTCTTTGTTTTCTGACGGTGTATTATCTTTGTAATTTTCCCAAGTTGTTGAAGATGTATCTGTATTCAAATTATCACCAGTAAAAGTATAATCACCGTTAGCATCTTGTGTTACATCTGTTGGATTAGATGTTTTAGAAGCTGGATATAATATGTGCTCTATTCCGTTAGAACCAGACCAAGCTAATTTAACATAGTTAACATAATCTTGTGGTAATAACATTGTTAATGTGGCCGGTACTTCTATTTCTTGAGATTTTACCGATTTAAAAGTATCAAATGATAATTCTTGTAAAGCACGCATAGCGTGAAACTGAACAGTAGAAACTTTTACTTTTGGTATTATATTATCCTCTCCTGTATAGGCAAATATAAAATTATTAATAATATCATCTAAAGATATAAATTGATAACCTCCAAAGCTACTTCCTGAGTAATAAGCATTTTGCGTTTGATCGTCTAATAATCCCATATTTTATTTATTTAGTTTGTGCTTCTTTTTGTAATGCCACTTGTAGTAGTTGTGGATCTTTTATTGTTACTCCAGCTAAAGTTAATATTTTAACCACCAAAGTATTTTCTTCTGACTCGTGTAATTGAAAGTCGACAGACGATGCGCTATTATAAAGTGCAGCTCCATTTATTTCTGTGTAGTTCCAAGAAACTTCAGGTGGTCTAGATACAAAGTGACAGTTTAGTGTAGATGTAGAATAAGCCGGAGATACCGAGCTTGGATAAAGCACTATCTGCGTAGCGTTTTTTCTAGTGTAAACAGGATGTTTAACGGAGGGTTTAGCAAGTGGTACTTGGTTGATAAATTCTATTTCACCCGTATCAACTTGTTCTACTTTAATACTTTTTGTGGAGTCGTTATAAAAAACAGTTCCTAATCTATATACGTTAGTAGGTAGCGTTGCTGTTTGTCCAGAAACCGCCGACATATCTTGATGTAGATTTTCAAATGGAGCTATTTTTTCTAATAATATTTTTTTAACATCGTGATATTCTGAATCATTTTTTGTACCAAACTCAATAGCGCTTAGTTTAAAAAAGTAATCTTCAAATATATCAAATTGAACTTGGTTAGCAAATAAATTAAATTCTTGAGGTGTAATATAACCTCTTTGCTCTTTGTTAGCTATTGCTAAAACTCTTTGGTATACTGTATCTATATTTATTGCCATATTTTTTTATTATAATAAAGTAACCACCCCGAAGAGTGGCTACTCTATTAGGGTTGTTACGAATTTAATCGTTTTTCAATATTGGAGAAAATCTCCATACCTTCGTCAGTTTTAAACCAAGCGGCTAAAGCTGAATAAGGATGTTCATCAAAAGGAACACTCATTAATTTTCTGTCGTTAGAACCCCATTTAAAAGTTCTTTGATCAGGAGAAAGTTTAATTATACCTTTTTCACAAGCTCGAATACCCATATTTCTAAGTAAAACATTATCGTCATTTACTAAATCTAAAAACAATTTAGGGTTTTTCTTAGCATATATAAGTAAATCACGTTTAAGCTCCTTAGAATTCATCGTAGATACTTTAGAACCCAACTCTACACGCATAACAGCTTCCGCCATATCAACATCTAGCGTTTGAGCAGCGTTTAAAGCTTCAATTTCTAGTTGTATTATATCTATCTCGTTTTCTGCTTTTTTAACAGGATCTGCTTCTAAATATAATTTACCTTTCATTGGGTGATACAAAGATAGTAATTTTTGTAACACCTGTTTGTTTCTAGGAACAAATAAAGATCCATTTCTAAAAATAATATGATCTAATCTATGTTCTCCTTTCATTTCATCAACAAATGGAGTTTGTTGATTTCTAGTGTACTTTAACTCTCTTTCATATCCTTTTTCTTCGTCAAAATAAAAAATATCTGCCGCTTTAATAATATGAGATAAAGGCGCTTTTCCACCTGTTAAATAATACATTCTATCTTTAATTACCCAATCATTTTCTGCTTTAGGTTGAGCTTTTTCTAGTTTTGGTTTTGCAAGTTCTTGAGATTGTTCTATTATTTCTTTAGAACGATCTGTAAACTTAATTCTTTCGTTTTCCATAATATAATATAATATAAGTTAATAAAATAAAAGGCCGAGGCCGAAGCCCCGGTCTTTTAAAGTTGATTAGTTTAACAACATAAAGTTGTTAGCACCTTGTACTACTAAACATCTTTCAGATAAGTAGTTTACTTGCATCTTATCAATATCGCTTGTCACAGCGCCAACAGAACCAGTAATCCAAGTTTTGAATTTTCTACTTTCCATTTGCGAAGCTCTATAACGAACGTGTAAGAATGGTCGCTTAAGGTTTTTACCTAGAATTTCATCGTAAACCGAAGATACACCAGCTGGAATCATAACACCTCGCACCGCGTTAACAGTATCTCTTGAGTTAATCGCCCCTCTTGTACCAGCGTCATTTAAATATTTCCAGTCAGACTTATAGAAATCATAAGAACCTCTTCGGAATCCAGAGAAACCTAAGTTAAGTGCCATGTCTTCTGAGTTGTTGAATACACCGTAAGATGTACCACCAGCACCGTAAGAATTCATTGAAGCTAACATGTCATCCATTGCTAACGAAGTAGCTCTGTTTACAAACATCATGTTTTCTTCAATAGCACCTTGCTTGTCAAATTCTGCTAAGATAGCATCAAATTCAGCTAAATCAGTAGCAGCATTGATACCAGTAATACCAGATGATTTGTTACCTCTATCTTCAATAGCTGAAAATAAACCTTCAGTACCTGTTGGTTTACCAGCTGCGAAAAGAGTAGCGTCAACATCTGAATTACCACTAGCCATTTGACCCTCAACCATTGTCATCTCTAAATGATCAGTAAAACGTGCTCTAGTATCACCTTCAGCTTTTAAATACCATAAGTAACCGTTTTGTCCTTCTTCACCTGTAACTTCAACCCAACCAATCGCAGATGCATCAGATCCTGAAACCTGGTACATGTCTTTGATAATAACTGGTTTGTTGCTGTAAGATTTGAAAGATGGTTCGTTAGCTCTATCAAAACCAGTAACACCTTTTTTGAATTCAGAACCATAAACCATCATAGTTATATTATCTGAATCACCAAAACCTGCGTTATCTAAGTGTTGGAAGTTGTAAGGTCTTACCACGATAAAATCTGTTGCAGAAGTATGTGCAGATGCGTCCGCCGCGCCTACACAATCAATTACTGAAACATAACCTCTAACTGTTTTTCCAGCGCTTGAAGCTAATAAAACTGTATCACCAATTCTTACACCGTGGTCCGTACCAACATCTTGTCCATCAACATCTAAATCTAGTTGAACAGTACTAATGTTAGCAGTACCAACTGTACCCGTAAAAGTTAAGTGTAATCTACCTTGTTCTGACCAAACTACTTGGTCTGAGGACATTGCCTCTTCTGCACCTACTTGATTTAAGAATCCAGAAACAGTTCTTTTTCCAAAGACTTCAGCTTCTTTTTCCATTAAATCAGGTAAATACTGTTGTGCCCAACCGTCAGCTCCTGAGCCGTCAGTTGTTGTAAAATCTAGATAATTTGTAGATAACGTAGCTTGTCTTGCCGCTGGCGTTACGTTCAAATTACCTCCTGGAGTAATTGCCATTTTGTAATAATTTTAAATTGTTAATTTTTGTTTTTAATTTTCCATTTAAAACTAGCAGAATTATCACCTAACACTTTGAACGTTGGACCACTAGTATTTTTAGTCTCGCCATGTGACTGTCGAGGATCCATACTAACGTTCTTAGACTTAGCAACACTATCTTTCATAGCATCTGCTTTACCTTGTTCGTAAAAATGTTTTGCAATACTATCAGCGTTCATAGCTGTGTAAAGCGATTTGTGATAACCCTCAGCGTCTTTCAATGCGCCGTTTTCATCGAGAAACCTTCCCATGAACTCGTTAACATTACCGTGAGTTTCTTTAACCTTGTTAGCGTCATTAATATTAAACCTAAATCTTTTGTCTCCAACGTTATATTCAAAACCTTTGAATTTGTCTCCAAAAAACTTATTGGTTCTATTGTTAAAATTAGCCGCTAATGCTTCACTTTGCTTCTGCGTCTCTTCTGTAGTTTTTTTGTATCTATTAAAGAATTCAACCGCTTTTTGTTGTTCTGGTGTTAACCTTGAACCCGATTTAATTTCTTGATAGTACTTGGACTTTAGCCCGTCCAGATGGCTTTTAGCGCTGGCAACTTGCTCTTTTAGCGCTAATTTTTTTCTTCTTATATCTTTTTCGTCATCTACTTCTTCGTCATAAGAGAAGTTATCTTCCATTAGGAAGTTAATTTCATCATCATCTAAATGACTTTTTGTAGCTTTGTAATATTCTCTTAACAAAGACTTGTCGTCTAGTTTACTGTAATCCTGAGTTAGTTTAACATAGTCAACCAAATCACCACCTGTGTCATTCATAAAATCAATTAATTTTTGAATGTTCTCAGGTAAGGGTTGTCCAGTTTCTTTTGATTCAGCTATAGCTTGTTCTGCTTTATCGGCTATTTTTTCAACCTCATCTTTTACTTTTTTCTCAGTTATTTCTTCTACAGCTGGCGTTTCTTGTGTTTCTGCTTCCGGCTGTACTTTTTTTTGTTCTTGTGGGGCGTCGGCATTTTCAGGCTCTGCAACCACTCCGCTGTCGTCAGCGTTATCTTCTTTAGTTTCATTTTCCTCTGGTTTTGGTGGTTTACTTAAATCTACTTTATAAACATCACTTTTAACTTCTTGTGATTTAAATTTTCCTAAATCAACTTTCGTAACGTTTTCTTTTGGTTTTTCTTCAGTTTTAGGTGTTTCTTTAACAACATTTTCATCACCTGGATCTTGTTGATTACTTTCTACAATCTCCTCTACTATTTGTTCGTTTTTTTCTTCCATAATATAATATAATAATAATTAATAATTTTATAAACTAAAACCCGTACCTAATATATCATTACCTGTTGACTCAAAGTTTTTAGGTGGTTTATTGTTTAGTTTTTGGTCAATCATTTCGCTCTGATGTGTAGATTGAACTTTTAATCTATCATCTTTACGATTTTCCTTCATTGCTTCTTTAGATTTAGCACCATCGGTTTCTAATTGTTTCAATTGCATTTGAAGTTGGAACTCATGATTCATTAACTCTTTCTTCAATAAAAAGTCATGTTCGTTTTTACTTTTTTCAATCTCTGCTTTAGCTGTTTCAAATTGCGTGTCTGTTTGTACTTTAGCTTGCGCTTTTTGCATTTCCATTTGAGCAGCTTGAGCTTGTGCTTGCATATTAGCTTCAGATTGAGCTTGTATATTTTCTTGTTGTATACGCTGATCTCTTTCTTGCTTTTTTCTTCTGCGTATTTTTAACAATTGATTTGCTAGTTTAATATTTTTAATATCTCTTAAATCAATAGCATCGTCTAAATCAATTATATTTTGCTGTAGCGCCATTTGAATATTATTTTCTAACATTGATCTTTCTTCATCATCTGGTTGTAATGTTAAAAATATTCCAAAATCATACAAATGTAATTCACTCATTTCTTTTAACGTAGCTACATTATGATTACCTATTGATTGTATAAAAGCTTCTTTTGTTGGTGAGTACTCTATAATGTCAGATATTCTAAGTGATAAACATTCAGCAACTGAAGAGGTTAAAAATAATCCAGATTGTAATATATGTCTTGTTGCTGTATTACTATTTGCAGCCGCCATCTTCTGTAAACCAACTAATGAATCAGGATCTGGTGTTCCAGAAGCAGCTTCGTTAAGACCAGTTACGTCCCTTATCATTTGTAAATAATAATTATAATTACCTATAAGAGCTTGTAATTTGTTTCCACCACTTCCAGCTTGTATTTCTTGAATAGGCACTTTACCTGGGTTCATATCACCTTCTTGAGTAAGTGATCTACCTATAACACTACCTGTTTGGAAGAACATGTTTAAAGCTTCTTGCGGATTATAATTAGTTCCGTTACCTAAATCTATTTCAGCTAAACCATCAGCGTCTAAATAAACACCGTCTGGAATCATACGGGATAATACTTGTTGTATTTTTAAATGAGTTAGTTGTATCATGTCCGCAAAACCAGTTATACGTTTTACTAGCGACTCTATTCTACCCTCATACATTCTAGGAGCAACTATACTATAATTCATTTTAACTTTACTATAATCACTTTTTGGCCTCATCATATTTTTAGCCATCTCCCATTTAAGCAATTTTTTAGTACCTAATATATAAGCGCCTTCGTAAAGAGTTTCTATAGATCTCATTAGTTTGCTAAACTCTCCTTCCATTCCTTCTGGTGGATTAAATGTATCATCTTTCTCTAATACTTTTTCACCACCAGTTGGCCCTTCTTTTAATTTATAAACCTCATTCATGTAGGTTTTGTAATTAAAATATAATACTTTTATTTTGTTGGTATCTTCTTTTATATTGTTACTATATCTAGCGTGGTTATTATCTCCAGTTTTTACTATTTCTTCAAGATCATCATGTTTAAGATGTGGAAATTGTTTTGCTAGTTCGTTAATAGGTATTTCTTTAACCTCACCAACATAATATATATCGTCAAAATAAGGAGATTCCGTATAAGAATAAACTAAATTAGCAGGATCAACATAATCTATTGTAACACCTTCAGATGTATTAAAACAAGTTTTAACAGCACCTATACCAATAGTTGTAAGATCATAGTAAAATCTTCTTCTTATCAACTCGTATTTATTTCCTTCAAACAAAGTGTTTAAAGCTTGTTCTTCTGCTATTTCTACGGCTTGCTTATAGTTTAACTGCATGTGCAGCTCTAATTCTTCTACAGTATCTGGAAGTTCTTCCTTTGGATCTGATTTAGAAAGATTAAAACCAAACTCATCTTGCACAAAAGCATGAAACTCTTTTAAACGCATATCTCGCATTATATTTTCCATATATTCGGTTCTTTTACTAACACCATATGGATCTTGAGAGTAGGCTTTTATATCATAAGCTCTTTCGGCCATACCATTAACAACTATGTCAACAAACTTAGGTATAATTGGCACTGGCTTCCAATCTAAATTAAGATAGGACAAATCACCATTAATAGATAACTCATCCTTATATTTTTGAATTGACTGCTCTCCTCTTGCGTATAATCTTAACTTATGAAAATCGTTTTTATTAGCTACATATCTATTTCTTGTGTTATCTTTTTTAAACCACTCTTCTTCTATAGCTTTTGCTACTTTAAGACCATACTCATAGCTCATCTTTTCGATATCGCTTACTACTTGACTAGGAAAATAGCTGTTAACAGATTGTGCCATATTTATTTTTTAATTATTGATGTGTTACCACGATTATTATAAGTGGCAATATTTATATTTAACTTTGGTTTTTCAACCTTAGGATTTGGCGCGTACAAATGTCTATTGTTTGCCATTATTGCCAAACCACTACTTATCGTTGCATCATGCTTAGTTCTCTTTGTGATGTCAAACCTACTCCAATCGTTCAATAGTTCATTGAAGTATAAATCACCTACTGTTCCATCTTGTTTTATACCTACATGATCTTGGATGTACATTTCAATAGCAGCAGCATGAGCTTGCTTTATATCTTCACTAGAGTTGGGTATACCACCCACTTCTTTTTCTGCTACAGATAATTTATTCCAAATTTTATCAGGTCGATTCATGCTAAAACCTCTATATCCTCTACGTCTTAAATAGTATAAGAGACGAGGTTTATTATTCTCTGCGAGTATAGGCATCCCGTAAAATACTAATGCCATTAGAACGTCCTCAAAGAATATCTCTGCCGTAGGTGGTCTTGATAAATATTCTAAAAAGAAACTATTTGCTGGAGCATCTTCCATACTAAACCTGGTTAAGCCGTGTAATGCTCCCTTGGATCCTTCTCCATCTACAGTTCCTGATATATCGTAAGAGTCACAACCAAACGCCCCCATGTGTTCGTTACCAGGATATTTAACACCATTTTTAAGTATTACCCTATTTTGTAGTTGTTGAGGTGGAACCCAACTAACTTTAAATCTACCTTTTGGATCTGGATAGAATATTACTTGTGAATCTTTAACTCCATTTACCCATTGAAAATTACCAGTAGTAATTCCAAGCGTTCTAGACATTTCTTCATTGTAATCTATCTGTTCGTATATTTTTATAAGATTAAATATACTATTTTTTGTTTCATCTCTAAACGCGTGTTCTTCTGTTCTTGGAAACTGACGATAAAACTCATTTAAAGCATCTTGATCGTCTTTTAAACCATCTACTTCGTTTTGCCAATTATCTATTACACCTACGTCTATTAATTCACCGTCTGGGGCAAGCACGTTTGTGTCAGGAGTAGTGAATACTGGAATTCCATGCTCATCAATAAATCCTTCGTAGTTCCATTCCATTGGGATAAACAAAGAGTATAAACCAGATTTTGTCTGACCATTTCTATTTCTTTTAGTGACATCTGATGCATTGTATAGTTTTTTAAAGTTATCACCTCCTTTATCTAAAGCGTTTGATGTTGACCCCATCATACACTTGCCTACTATTCTACTACCTAATCTTAAACAAGTTTTTGTAACCCTCCAGTTATTTAATATATTATCGGGTCTTTCCCATTTACCACTCTCATCGTGTACCAATAAGTTTAGTTTTTCACCGTCATAACTATTATCACCAGTGTTCTTCCAATCAATAGTTGTATCTAAACCTTGTATATCTTCTAACTGTTCGTTAGCTGTTATTTTTTTTCTTGTAAACTTACTAGCTGGTACTCTATAGGCTAATTCTGATTTTGGCCTATCCATACCATCTTGTATTGGTTTAAAGAAAAACGGGTAGTTTATACTAATCGGTACTACTTTGTCTGTAAACATCTTTTTAGCATCAGCACCTGTTTTAGATAGTATCCCATATCTACTATCACTTGCAAGAGTGGCTAAATTAACTGTTTCTGCAGATGACATAAACGAAAATCCTGATCTTCTGTTCTTTAGGTAGCACATGCCATAACATCGTTTATCCGCCTTGCAGGCTTCCCAGAATATATAAAACAATCTGTTTGCCTCTCTAAAATCTGGAGCACCTACATCTATTTTACTCCATTGAAGATACATGTAATGCGTACCGGTTAAATAAGTTGGTTTTCCATTATTAGTAAACCAAAACCCCTCATCTCTTCTTTTAAACTCTTCGTCTATATAATCATACCACTGCTCTTTTTGCTCTTCTGGATATGATCTCCAATCAAATATATTTTTTAACCTATTTAATTCTTTTGGTTGTTCTTGTTTTACCCATTTATTTAACTTGCTTTTATGCACTTGCCGTGGCACTTTTGGCAACGCAATTCGCAAATTTTGTATTTCAAGTATTTCACCAATTTGTCCAGTTTTTGATATAACCACGACATCGTGTTCTTTATCATATCCATATTTCCATTTTTTAGATTTATTAAGACGACTAATGGTTGTCTTTTTAATTGGTTCAATTGTTTTAACTAAATTTTGCTCGTACATTACTTAGATCTGCCTTCTGCGAATCCTTTAAAAGCTTTTTTCTCTGTCTTTTCAGGTGTTTTTCCCTCAAGCAGGTTTTCTTCTTCTTGGATTCTGTTAAGTATTTCAAATGCGTCAAATATAGCTAGTTTTTTAGTAGCTGCTGCGTTTTTCAGTCTATCAGCTGACACGTCGTCTTCTGTATTAGTAATAATCTTTTCTTCTGCTACTTTGATTAATTCATCAACTGCTTTCCGCCCAGCTTGGATTATATTCTTCTTCGTCTCCTTGATACTCATATTTAATTGTAATAAATTGTGTCATAACTCTATATAGACGTTCTTTGTCTATAATAAACTCATATTCGCTATTAGGTGTAAAACCCACTAGTTCGCCTTTTTTAAAACTACCGTCAGAATGTTTTACAACACCAACCAAAGGCATTTCTGGATTATAACTTAATATACGCTTGTTCAAAAGTGGTTTAACAAAACAATAACCTTTTGGTGTTATCCACTCTTTATTTCTTTTGTATAAGAATATTTGATCGCTATTTACTAAATAAGTTGATTCATCAAAATAACTTCTACTATTCTTCTCTTCAGCATTTACATTGTGCCACCGTCTAAAAACATTATGGTGCACTACAACTGTATCACCTGGTTTTATATCTGTATCACCAATAATAGGGGTTGATATAACAATAGCTTCTCTATTAACATATTGATGGTTAAATATTTCAGTGTTAAGTATTAACTCCGAATCACCAACTTTTTTTTTATTATTATATCTTTCTCCTTTTGGTGTTACAACAAAGTTGTAAACACTCTTCATTAGTATTCTAGATTATATTCTACAGATACAGCCATGTTTTTATTAAAGTCTTTCCATGGTAAAACATTTTGATCTTTTTTGATATATATAGAATATTTTTCTTTTTCTTCTAAAATATCACAGATCTTGTGACCGCCGTAAACTTCTTGACCAACCGCATAATGCATTGCATCGTTTTTATAATCTTTACCAACACTAATCTTTCTTATCAGCTTTGCCATCTTCTTCGTAGTTTATAGTGCCATCATTAATATTTATATCAAGAGTACCGTACTCTTTTTCAAACTGCTCTTGAACTTTTAAAAGATCATTTTGTTTTTCAACTAAAACATGCATCATGCTATGCTTTTTAGCCTCAATAACGCCAATCTCATGATGTGATAAATTAATATCTTTAACTAAAGCTCTTAGTTTAGTTAGTTGGTCATCAGTTATTTTTTCAGGTCGAATATCTTCTATACCTCTAAGTTCTTTAATTTTTTTACTTGTTCCTTTTACTTTTGTTGTTGCCATTTTATTATATTTAAATTAATTATTTACTATTCTCCCGCGTAAGATCCCGTATCAACCGTTGCATCGTTTACTAATTTTCCACCAAGACTAGGGTTTTTTTCATCGACTGGATTACCATCACTTAAATTCTCACCCATTCTAGAGTAAAACGCAAGGCCATCATCACCTGCTCTATCCGCTGGAGCTCCATCATTATATATTGCCGCCGCTTGTGTTGCGCCTAGTTGGTAGTCATATATAGATATTTCATCATAATGTCCCCCTCCATATGCATTTATACTTCTACCAATTCTAAGAGGTTCGGTTCCATTTTCTACAACCTCAGAACCTGAATAACCTAAATACGTACTTGCAGCAGTGCCACCCGCGTATTCAGTTCCATTTACCCAACCTGTTATACCGCTACTATCGTTTGTAGAAAGATCCCACGCTACAATTATATTATACCAAGTACTATGATTTAACGTTGCGTTCATATCAAATCTTACCTTATTACTAGTACTGCTACCAAAATACACTAGAAACCTTGGCTTTGAAGACGAATTGGTTTGAAAAGCCCATTCAATACCACTACTACCACTAGTGGGTCTTTTAGACATTATTCTTTGACCAGATGTTCCAACACCACCATCAAATCTTACCCACACACTAAATGAAAATCCTGACGCGCTATTTGCGCCTGGTGTAAAACCATCAAAATCGTCAAACTCTACATAATCATCAGTACCATCAAGCCTTATAGAAGCGCCACTGTACCAACCCTCCGCGTTGTAACCTGATGATATTAAACTATTACCTAATCCTAACATATTAAAACCAATTAAAAGGATTAAAATTACTCCATTTTACTGCGTCAATAAATAATTTAGCATTTTCTCTCCATGTTAAAGATTCTTCGTCATCAATATACCATATTCCACTAGTATCGTTTAATATGCTTAAAATCTCACTATGATTATACTGTGTATATCCATCTAAAAAACTTGGGGTTATATCTCCTGTGAATTTTACAAACGTATACTCTCCATCTTCACTTATTCTTAATGTTTTAGGAGAGGTTTGCCCCACTAAGTTAAAATCAATATTTTCAACCTCACTAATAGGTATTATAACGTATTTTCTTTCTTCAGACATTATAATGAAAATTTACTTTTTAAATGACTATTAAGATCACTCAAATCTCCAGCGCTTAAAAGAGCGTTATATAATACAAATTCATATATTTTACCATCAAAAGTAAAATCACTAGTGTCTGTACCATCTCTTCTACAAGCAAAGTATTGTACATCGTTAAATTCCCCAGTATTTGTTGGATTACTTGTAGAACTAGGTGTTACTAGTGTGCCATTTTTATAAAACAAAAAATTACCACTAGTATCTTTTGTTACTGTCAAAACCATTTGCGTATTTATAACCCACGTATCAGTTGCAAATGTATATGAAGACGTTGCGGCACCGGTACCAGTTGTTCTATATGTAATAGTTTCTTCATCAGCTATCATTATATATCGACTATTAGAGTTGCCACCAAAAAATGCGTTAGGATCATCATCAGCACCTTCTCTTTTCATAACAACAGCCAAAGTGAACGCATTGCTTCCACCCACATCAACACGTCCATCACCTACCGCGAACTCATAATGATCTTCTGGGTTAGCACTACTTAAATCAATACCACCATCTACCTTGGTTGCTTTATCTGCATCAGTTGTTTGTTGAATATGTCTTGAACCACCAGATTGATCATTCCATTGCTCTACTAAATCAGGCGATCCACCGTCTGAAGTAATTCCAGTATCGTTTTTAAGCCATATTTGTAAACCACTTATTTCATTTGGTAATTTACCTTGTAAAGCTGCTCCACCGGCTAAACTATTTCCTAATCCTAGCATTACTCTCCGTAATAAACAATTACACCGTGGGTATAACTTGTTTTTAATTGGAATCTAGTCCACCTGCCATATATAGTTATTCCTTTTGGAAATGTAACGGTGTTAGCTAAAACAGCTGAGGTAACAGCGTCACCGTCATCGTCCATACCGTTTGCTAAAAACTGAGTACCAGATCC